CCTCACGGACGCCGAGCTGGCCTACTACAACGACCACGTCGATACCCCCGCAGCTCGGACCCAGACGGTCGAGTGGCTGATGGGCAAGTTCGCCGCGGCTCGCCCATCTGAGGGCCGCATGGTTGGCGGCCAACCCGCCGCCATGGCTGGCGACTTGTTCCGCACCTCGGAGCAGGTCACCGCCGCAATCTCCGACCCCCGCTACAAGATCGACCCGGCCTACCGTGAGCAGACTGCCAATAAACTGGCTCGCTCCCGCTCGGCTGGCACACTCAACAGCACCGTGCAGCACTACAAGCGCGGCTAGATACCGGAAGCCGCCCCGACGGGGGCGTCCTCCCCTCCTCCTCCCTCATCCAGAGAGAACCTGACCACCGGCCGCCTGCGGGCGACAACCTGTGTCTCCGGGAAGCTCGGACATGGGCGGGTCACACCCCCACCCCCTCCTCCTTCCAGAAGAACCCCTCACTATGTCCAACTCCACCCCCAACTTCGCCGGTCAAGACCTTGGCACTGGCGACACCAAGGCGCTGATGCTTGAGCTGTTCGGTGGCGAAGTCCTCACGGCCTTCCAAACCAAGGTCATGTTCCGCGACAAGCACCAAGTGAAGACGCTGGCCAACGGCAAGCTCTTCAAGTTCCCGGCCATCTGGCGCACGACCGTCGGCTACCACGTCCCCGGCGTGGAAATCCTCGGCTCGCAAATCCCGCACACCGAGATCACGGTGTCGCCGGACGACAAGATGGTCTCCAGCGTCTTCGTCTCCGACATCGACGAAATCCTCAACCACTTCGACGTCCGCGCTCCGTACGCCGAGGAGCTGGGTGCCGCTCTGGCCCGCGTCTACGACAAGAGCGTCCAACGCACGATCATCCGCGCCGCCCGCGGTGGTGCCCTGTTCTCGGGCGACACCGGTGGCTCGATCCTGACCGACGCTGGCTTCGCCAACGACGCTGTCAAGCTGTTCGACGGCATCTCGCTGGCCAAGGAAACGATGGACAGCAAGGACGTCGACGTCATCGGCTCGCCGGTCTACGCATCGCTGGGCACCGCCCTGTGGTACCTGATGGCCCGCTCGGACCGCAACCTGAACCGTGACCGCAACGGCGGCTCGGCTTCGGATCGCTCGCACACGCTGACGACCATCGACGACGTGCAGATCATGAAGTCGAACAACACCCCGTACGGTGAGAACACGGTGACGACCCCGGTCGACGCCGCTTCCGGCCTGACGATCCCGTCCAAGTACCGGATCAACGCCACGAACACCAAGGCCATCGTCTGGACCCCCTACGCCGCCGCCACCGCGGAAGTGCAGGGCCTGTCCTCGCAGGTCGTCGACCAGCCCGAGAAGCAGGGCACCCTGATGCTCGCTCGTCTGACGACCGGCTCGGACCCGCTGCGCACCAAGTGCGCCGTGGAGCTGCGCTCGGCCGCCAACGCCTAAGCCAACCGCCTACCCACGAGGGACTCTCAGCACACCGCTGGGGGTCCCTCTTTTTTTCGCAACGGACTTTCACCCATGCCCGCCACCTTCATTCCGCCGCTCGACGAGCTGGCCGCAGTCAATGAGCTGCTGACGAGCATCGGTCAAAGCCCGGTGTCCACGCTGGCCTCCTCGGCCGCCGTCGGGGACGTCCTCCTCGCTCAGTCGTTCATCCAGTCCATGGTCCGGCAGGTCCAGCTCCATGGCTTCGCCTTCAACACCGACGAGGAATACCCCCTCACCCCCGACATCGACGGGTACCTCAAGGTCCCCGCAGGTGTCCTGCGGATCACCCCGTCCCAGCCCACGACCACCATCATCCAACGCCGTCACCCCGACGGGTTCTGGGCGATGTGGGAGCAGACCGACCGCACGTGGGTCTTCGCAGAGCCCGAGGACTTCACCGTCGTCTGGGCCTACGTCTTCGACGACCTACCGGCCACCGCACGTCACTTCGTGACCCTGAGCGCCGCCCGCAAGTTCCAGATGAAGATCGTGGGGGCCAACAGCCTCGACGGCTTCGGAGCCGAGGACGAGGCCAAGGCGTGGGCGACCATGCAGCGCGACGAACGCGCAACCCGCAAGACCAACCTGTTCCGCCGGAACAGCACCATGGCCCAGCGCACCAACTCACGCCGCTATTAACCCCCAACAGGAGGCCTCCATGGCTCTGACCAGTGGTTCCATCCCGTCGCTCCATAACGGGGTCTCCCAGCAGTCCGCCCTCGTCCGCTCCCCCGAGCAATGCGAGGCGGTGACGAACGCTTGGCTGTCCCTCGCGGACGGCACCGGCAAACGCGCCCCGACCGAGATGGTCGCCAAGCTCATGACGTCCGCCCCCACCAACGCCCTGATCCACGAGATCAACCGCGACGTGGATGAGCGGTACGTCGTGGTCGTGGCCAGCGGCGTGATCCGCATCTTCACCCTCGCGGGCACCGAGGTGTCCGTCGCAGCCCCCGGTGGCTGGGGGTACCTCGATGGCATCACCGACTACGCCGCCGACACCGCCCTCTACACCGCCGCCGACTTCACCTTCGTGGTCAACCGCAAGAAGGTCTGCGCCATGGCCGAGCTGGGGGCCGACGTGTCCGCCGACGGCCTGTTCTACGTCTGGCCCAACCCGGCCAACGGGCTGGACTCCAACGGCGACAGCTTCGGCCCGGGGCAGGCCTACCAGTACCCGCCGAACGCGGCGACTGGCACCTTCATGGGCACCATCCAGAGCTTCACCAAGCTCCCGGCCACCGCCACCAACGGCGACGTCTACTGCATCGCAGGCACCGACGAGACGGCCTTCCGCACCTACTACGTCCAGCGAGCTGGCGCGGTGTGGAACGAGTGCCGCAAGCCCGGGCTGGTGAACGCCATCGACTCCACCACCATGCCCCACGCACTGGTCCGCCAGCCGAACGGCTCCTTCATCTTCGCCCCCTTCTCATGGGCACCCCGCCGCGTCGGGGACGAGGACACGAACCCCGCCCCCCTGTTCATCGGCCGCACGATCCGCCGCCTGTTCACCTACCAGAACCGCCTCTCCTTCCTGTCCGACGAGAACACGATCCTCTCGGTGGTGGGCGACCTCGGCAACTTCTGGCGCATGACGGTCCTCGACTACATCGCCTCCGACGTCATCTCGGTGTCGGCCACCTCGACGAAGGTCTCCATCCTCGTCGACGCGGTCGCCTTCAACGACGGCATCCTGCTCACCTCCGACCAGACCCAGTTCTCCCTCTCCAACGGCGAGGACGGGGCCAGCGCCGCCAACATGGCCATCCGCCCGGTCACCTCCTACGAGGTCAACCCGCGGGTCGGCATGGTCGCCATGGGTTCCGAGGTCTACTTCACCTCCGAGCGCAACGGCTCCACGGTGATCCGCGAGTACGCGCGGGACAGCGCAGGGGACAACACGTCCGCTGCCGAGATCACCGGCCACGTCCCGACCTACATCCCCGGCGGAGCCCACAAGCTCATCCCCGCGGTGGACCTCGGGGCACTCTTCACGCTCACCGACGGCGACCCCTCGGCCATCTACTGCTATCAGGTCTACTGGCTCAGCTCGACCCAGAAGGCCCAGACGGCCCACCACAGGTGGGAGATGGGTGCGGGCAACCGCGTCATCTCGGCCGCCTACCTCTCCGGCTTCCTCTACATCCTCATCGCCCGGGCCGACGGCCTGTTCCTTGAGCGCATGAACCTCCAGAGTGGCGCTGTTGCCCCCGGCGTGGCCCACCAGTGCCTGCTGGACAGGCGAGCGACGGTGACCGGGACCTACGTCCCCGCCGACGACAGGACCACCCTGAGCCTCCCCTACGCCCCCGTACAGGCATCCTTCCGCATCGTGCGGACCACCGCCTCGGGCAAGGCGCTCAGCGTGGTGGACCCCACAACGCACGAGTGGCTCAACGCCACGACCCTCAAGGTCCCCGGCAACGAGTCCACCCCCGTCCTCGTCGGGCAGAAGTACACCTTCGTCTACCGCTTCTCCCCCCTCTACGTGCGGCGGAACGACGGCACCGCCATTGCCACCGGCCGCACCCAACTGCGGACCTTCACCGTCTCCTACCGCAACACAGGCTTCTTCCAGACCCGCGTGGCCCCCTATGGGACCGACGGTGTCCTAGAGGACGTCCTGCCAGCCAAGCTCTCCCAGTTCACCGGGAAGGTGCTGGGGGCCGGGGACCTCATCATCAACGCACCCGCCTTCCATACCGGCGACTACTCCTTCTCCGTCCTCGGTCAGTCCGACGTCGCTACGATTGAGCTGGTCAACGACACGCACGTCGCTTCGACGTTCGTCTCTGCTGAGTGGGAGGCCATGTTCTGGAAGCGCAGCTAAATGATAACCGTCGTCGATCTGTCGACCGCGTCAAACGCTGACGTTGCCACGTGGCTGGTGGACCTCTCGGAGGACCTCAGGCCCGGTGACTACGACGAGATCAGAGCCCTGTCGGAGGAAACTCCTGCCGTGGTTCTGGTCTCGTCGGTCATGCTCTCATCCCAAGCGTGGATGATCTTCGACGGGGACGTCCC